AAAAACTGGCGCCCAACGTTTATACCTAAACCAATTGCTGATGGTCCAGAAGTGGCCGAGGTGGTGGGACCAGCGGGTGAAGAAATCTTTACCAACAAGCAGGGACAGGTGAAAGTACACTTTCACTGGAACTTATATGACGAGGCGGACGAAAAGGCATCGTGTTGGGTGCGGGTTATGCAAGGCTGGAGTGGTCGAGGTTATGGATTTTATGCTATACCGCGTATTGGTCAAGAGGTGATAGTCAGTTATATAAATGGTGACATTGACAGGCCGATTATTACTGGCTGTACTTACAATGACATCATGGCCTTGCCGGTGCAATTACCCGAAAAGAAAACACAAACGGTATTTCGAACCCAAACTCACAAAGGTAAGGGGCACAATGAACTACGTTTTGACGATGCGACTGGCAATGAACTTTTGCATCTACATGCACAAAAAGATATGGATATACAGGTGCGTAATAGTAAAAATGAACGCATTGACTATGACCGTACAACTAGCATTGGACATGATGATAAGCTAGTGGTGGCTAACAATAGAATTATAACTGTGGAGCAGCAACAAGATATAACCATTAAAGCCAATAGTCTTGAAAAAGTACTAGCAGATAAAAGCTTAATTGTTGATGGTGACCTGATGCAACAAGTCGCTGGCAATGTCAGCATGGACACCAAGGGCAATTTAGTATTGGAAAGCCACGATAAAATCACCTTTAAAGTAGGCAATAGTTTTATTGTTGTGCATGCTGGAGGCATTGATATTAATGGTCCGAAAATTAATATTGGTCCGGTGGTAAATATTTGTGATGCGGGTAGTCCATCGAGTATAAGAGCTCCGCTTAATCCTGCGATTTTAACAGCATTGGCTGGCAGCGGTATCCCCTTTATTGAGCGTTGTCCGGTTGATACATCAGCAAAAGTATCCCCACCGCTTGATGAATATCAAAAAGTATTTGTATTAAAAAATGAAGAAGGTGAGCTATTAGCTAATGTTAAATATAAATTAACGTTGGGTTCAGGCAAAGTCATTGAAGGTATAACAGATAATGAGGGGCGAACTGAATGTATATTGTCTGACGAAGCTGAAAATGTGAAGTTTGAATACGTTATATCATAAAAAAGGAATAATTTATGTGTAATTCAATATCTGCCAATACAACGAATAATGTCGAAAATGTAGTAACAACTGTTACTGTAAAACACCGTTACACTAAATCAATAGATACCTCTGGTTGGTTAAAAGTAAAATTAGACCCGAGTAATGATTTTGCTTTTCTCTGTGAATATACGAAAGTCATTATTCAAAAAATTGAAGGTGGCCGAACCTATTTTTTGATTAAAGAAGGTCGATATGCTAATAATATTGCAAGTTTAAGTAATAAAAATGTGGCAAAATGTTTAATTGACTGTTCCAGAGGGACTGGTGCAACATTAACCGTTAAAAAAATAGTCAGAAAAAGGGAAATATCTATTATTAGAAAACAAGAATTGAACCAATTATTTTCAGAGCTCAGTTTTAACGGAAATAAAGCACTAATTACCATTGATTCAGATGTGGATTATAAAGAAACAAACCCACTTAGTCCTTATCATAAACAAATCTTGCATTCAAAACCACTACCTGATGGAACTTATAATATTTTGGCTCCATTTACAGCAGGAGACCGAGATTCAACAGATTATTATCGAACTGATCCAAATGGGTATAAAGCATTAGCTTATGATACGGTATGGTTTCCGATAGAATATGCGCCAACATATAATAGTAATTTTGTTCATGTAGGGAATTTATCGGAAGGATGTATTACCTGTTATGAAATACAAAAATGGAATGATTTATATCACTATTTAATTAGCAATAGATCAGACAGCGATGGCAAATATGTGGGAAAACTTATAATAGGATAAATAATATGAAAACATCTATAAACACAATGATTTTGTTTTTTTTCTTTAGTTTGATAACAAATTATGCACATTCACATGTTCTAACGGATGTACAGAAACATTACGGTAATGAGCTAATTCATGGTTTAAAATATATTAATGATAAAGCAATTGAAGTTATCGAAGCATACAATAAAGAAAACAATACTCACAGGGAGTCATTAGAGCCCGATTTAAGAATTATTGTTGCTAGGTGTTTAGTGCCACTCAAAGCTAAATGGGCAGAATATGATCCTCATAAAAAATTGTGGAATATACCTTCGGAATATTGGTATGTGTCAGTTTCTTGTGATAAAACCGTCAGCGATATTCCCGAAAGAAAAACTTGGGATATTTATGTTCCAACCACAAGACCATTAAAGCCAAGTCGAGTTGAAGAATAGAAATTTATTTTAACTTAATATTAGGTTACCGGTATGCCGTCTTTGTTATTACCCTTTATACCAGATGCTCCGAGTGAGAATTATTGGTATGTTTTAGTTGATTGTGCCTTGTTAAAGGGTTTTTATTTATCATTATCACAAATTGATAATTTACGTTATAAATCGTTATTTTTGGGGACGTCTGAAGCGTCATCGGCAGAAGTTGGACCGGTATTAATTGAATTAAAACCGGCTATCCATTCATCGTTTATTTCGACGTTAGTCACTTATCAAACAGAATACGAAACCCCAATATGGTTACAAACCCCTATTGCCTTTACCCCACTGTTTAACACACTTCGAAAATTGCTTTATGTTGAAAAAGAGGATGGCAGTCAGCATTTCTTCCGTTATTACGACCATCAGTGCTTTGCAGGTTTTTGGTCAATAGCCAGTAAAAACCCTTACTACATAGGCACCCTGTGTAAAACCCGTTGGGCTATCTGGCAATCAAGTCAACAACATTATCAGTATAACAATGACTATAAAATAGGAAATCATCCATGAAGCTAGTGATTACTGAAAAAGATATTGATATGTTTGATGAATTGGCACAGGCTCGTGACATTACATATTACTATAGTCATTGTAAGGAAGTGTTTCCACTATGGGCTCAGTTAATGACTGAAAAAAACAGTAGACGGGTTATTGAACAGGCACTTCTAAGAGGAAAAGAAAATCAGTTCAAATTAGTTGACACTATTCGACTTTATCTAGATACCATGATTATGTTAGGTGAACATTTTCAAATAGATATTCAGTATACTTTATTTCATAATATATTAAGTCAAACCGACGGCAATGAAATGTCGCGAGCCTCACAATTGTATGAACATTTGAATGACTACACACAAAAAGTAATAGGCGAGGATGCTACTCATTTCAAAGAAATGATATTTTTGATATCAATTAGTCAGCTACCAGTTGGAGAGGAAGATGATTTTACTATTGATATGTTACAATTTTTTAAGTTTATTTATCCCCAGAAAGTCACTTTTGCGGGTGAGGCGATTTATCAGGAGTTGATAGAATGGGGACGTAAACAAGCATTAGTTAAATATGATTTTCAGGATTTAACGCAGCAAGCAATTTATTTATTATTTTTATTTGCCTTAGGACAACATTTTGATACTGACCTCACCCGTTATTGGCTAAATTGGTCTGATATAGCGATGCAGATAAAAGCCAACACTTACACTTTAAAAGATTTAGCTAAAACATTAGCAAAAATAGTTATAGAAGGAGTAGAGTAAATGCCGAATACCCCTCCAATTGCCCCACCGAGCATCGGTTCAGGTAGAATTGTAGGTAGTTCTACCATACCTTGTGACAAAGTAGATATTAAAATTACAGAGGTTGAATGGCTTGAAAGTTATACTAGAGTGTGCCAACAAGATAAACCAATTGCAAATTGGAAAGTTTGGAAATCATCAACCTCAATGACAACTACGCAAGTCAATTCGGACGATTTTTTCTATCAAGATTGTAGTGATAATCCCGCAGTTTATTTTATCCGCAGCTCTAGTATGGCAAATCATAAAAAAATAAAGCTTAAAGTTAGACTAAAAACAGTCTGCGGTTCAGCATTGCCTATTAGTACATCTGGAAACAAGGCTAAATTAATCCTTTCATTTGGTAACAAAAAATTTATCTCGAACGAATTTAGTTTGCCAGCAAAAGATGATGAAGAATCAGTTATTCTTGAGGGTAATATAGACCAGATTAGTTGGTTAATATCCCCGACATTTTCGTTAGAGTACGAAGATAATGATACAGCTATGACAAAAAATAGTCTTTTTTCTGAAAAAATACCACTTGAGGCTTTTGTACTTTATGATGAACCAGCTAAATTTTATAAGAAAGGTGTTTGGGTTGAGGTATTGCGTTTTTTATTCAAAAATACAGATATTAATAATGACCAAGACACTGTTGTTTCAGCAGGGAAAATAGCTAAATATTGTCACAGTGAACATGGGATGGTTTATGAGGCTGTAAATGGGAAGAGCAGTTATTTTTCCTTTGACTTTCATATACCTTATTTTATGGACGAGTCAAACAAGGGAGAGTTTGAATTAAGGGGATATTTATCGAAGACAAAGTATGGCTTATTCGGTTCTACAAAAAAGAAAAATATTGTAAATTGTTACGATCAAGCTGCGGCAGTGCAGTCATTATGTGGTGCATTAGGCATTATATCTAAATGGATTTATATGAAACCTGTTGGTTATATAAAAACGACAAACCTAGTTGGAATTGGAAGCTGTAATAACCCTTTTTATAAATCTAATAATAGCAATAAAGTTGAATCTAGATTATTTGGTAAGCCGGGTGAAGGGACTATACGAATGGCGTTTGACAATCATGTATTTGTTAGATTAAAAGAAACAGGAATTATTTTAGATGCGACAATCGGTCCTTATATTGGAGATAAATCAGTACTAGAATATGCTAATGAAGTGTTAGATATAAAAGTTAATTTTAAATTTAATCAAAGAATTGCCAAAATTCTTGGAGCGCGGACACCGCCAGAGGAATCTGTTTATCCAAAACCATTAACTGAATTGCCTTTAACACTTGAAGCTATAGAAAAGTCTTTCAAGGGTAAATATAAAGGTCATGAACATACTAGAGGTTATCCTCTAAAAGGAGTATCAAAAATTGTTTGGTAAAAAAAATTTATTTATTTTGGGGATGGTTTGTTTTGTTGTTAACTTATCCAATTCATCATTAGCATTAGCCAATATAGCACCAGAGGAAAATATTATGTCAGCCGTTGTTGTAACAAAAGAAACAATAGAATTAACACAAGAACAATTTTTTTCTCAAGAATTTGGTATTACATTAAACAAACTAACAAACTCTAATATAAAAGCTTATTTAGATTATTTCAAAAACAAAAAAATCATTAAAAATAATAATATATTTAATTTTTCAGATTTTTTACAGCAATCTGAAGATAAACAAATTAAGCAAATGTCATTAAATACACATATAGCTGAAAAATTATCAACTGAATCTATAAATGGTAGTAATTATCGAATTGCACAAATAATGGAAACAGAATATGTTGACAATTTAAATAATAAAAAATTGGCAAAAAGAGTCGCGTTAGGGGTGCTACCCAAAGATAAGGTATCTATGAAAGATTCTGACCAATTTGTTGAAATTGAAATACTACTTTTATTTATAGAAGATGCAAACTTTATGGCTAAATTTAATTTTATTCGCAGTTTAAATACTGATAATTCCTCTGGGCGTTTTGCATATAATAAAGCGGAGTTGGGAACTTTTTCCCTTATGAATAAAGAGTCAGAAATGGAAGGGAATATTATTGCACTTTTTCATAATAGTAATTTCAAAATATGGTATGTAAACCTTGCAGAACAAAACGTTATGGAAATTTCTCAATGGATATTTGATAATATTGAGTTTACTTTTGCTGATTAATACTAATAAAAGATGAAGAATCAGTTATTTTTGAGGGTAATATAGACCAGATTAGTTGGTTAATATCCCCGACATTTTCGTTAGAGTGCGAAGATAATGATACAGCTATGACAAAAAATAGTCTTTTTTCTGAAAAAATACCACTTGAGGCTTTTGTACTTTATGATGAGCCAGCTAAATTTTATAAGAAAGGTGTTTGGGTTGAGGTATTGCGTTTTTTATTCAAAAATACAGATATTAATAATGATCAAGACACTGTTGTTTCAGCAAGGAAAATAACTAAATATTGTCACAGTGAACATGGGGTGGTTTATGAGGCTGTAAATGGGGCATGCCAGTTATATAGAAAAAGAGCACTGGTGGAATAAAAACGACTGTTCTGATGGCGGCGATATACATCTAAGGAAATATCTTTTAAAAAAAATTAAAAAGGTCAATTGCTATGACCAAAGTGGAGCTATTCAATCATTGTGTGGCGCATTGGGAATTAAAACTGACTGGATTTATATTAAACCAGTTGGGTATATTAACACAACTAATTTAGTCGGTATTGGTAAATGCAACAATCTGAAATAGAACATGATAAATAATAATAGAATGATGAGATAAATGGGATATAACAAAATAAACAGGGAAATAATGAAATTGTTTTTTGAAAAAGTGTTACAAAATATGAAATAAAAAATTGCCTAAAAAATTTTGCTCAAAAATTAATTAGGCGTCATTAAAATCAAACAGTGTTGGTTGTTTTTCTTTTATCATTCGTTTATGAACTCGGTCAATTACTTTCCTGATACCACGTTCAGTCATATTATATTTTTGGCTTAGCTCTGCATAGTTGTTACCTTTAAATGCATCATAGATTTGTAGATCACGTTGGTTAAGTTTAAAGATATAATCACGCGGAAATGTGAAGTTTTGGCCTCCAAATAGTTCTGAAATTGTATTTGCAATGCTATCACCTAACTGTGCTGCAATATCTTCAGGTAAACCGTAATCCATCGCATCGTTAGCTACAGATAATGATACATGTGTTAGTAATTCATGACGTTTAATAGACATTGCAGACTTAGTCATAATTTACGCTCCTGTTTTGTTCTTATACCAATCCAGTGCACCGGGTATATTTTTTTCTAATTTACTAAAGTCAACACCAGCCCTATACATCTGTTCAAAATACTCTTCATTACTGCTACGAGAGGGTTTGTCTTCTTCTTTATGTTCAACGTATGCAAATAAATGCTTAGTTGATTCATAAACAGATTTTAAGTAGTTATGATTTTTAAACGGTTTGTATTCACCCAATGCACGCTTTGCGTGAATATTATTAACTGTTTCCCGTAGTGCGTGAGCTAGATGCCTGCTTGGTTGATATAATTTTAGAACTTCATTAATTAAGTTTACTGCTCTAGAATTACTTAAATTTGATTTTTGAGTACGAAATAAACCAATATAGGCAATCATCGGTTTAGCACAGCCATAGCTTAAATTACTTACTAATATAAGTAGTTCTCTTCCAGAAACATCTTCGACTAATGCTTCTAAATTAATTTCGTTATGACAAATTGGGCAACGTGTTAATTTCATACTTATTCCTTTATATGCGTGCTTGCCAACTTTTTAGGCTTTCAATTACAACCCTTGCTTGTTTTTTTGTAAGCCAATCCATCACTTCAACACCAGTAATACGTTTTACATAAGAATTGATAGCTTTTTCAGAACGATTTTTGATTTCACCTGCATCAGCTAGTGCTAGCCATAATGATCGTATTTTTTTATGAACTGGTTCTGTAGCAGTTATCTTCCCCGTTTTTTTTGATGATTTAACTTTAAAACCTTTTGATTTAAAGTTATTTAGAATTTTTTCCAGTTCCCAAACAGTCATATCCTTGGTGCTAGTTTTTTTAGTTATATTCAGTAATAGATGACGATAGGTATCGTCATCAAGATTAAGTTGAGATTTTGCAATATGGATCAGTTTGATATATTTAGATTTCATCTATTTAACCCCTATTAGTGATGGAGAATAACCTGAATTTGATACACCATGATTCAATTGAGCGGTTTTACCTTGTAAGTAACCAATAAATTGTGAAGAGTCCGAACCATTACACTTTTTAGCATCTCTAACCTTAGCGGGTGATAAATCTTTTGTCTTTCTATATTCAGCTAATAGATTTAGTTCCTCATCAGTCATTGCGAAATCTTCAATTAATTGATAAACGCCATTAACCCAGCCAACACAGAACGCATCAGCTCGGTTGATTTTAGTGATTTTTTTACAATTACCATTTTGTTGCGATAAGAATTCTTTTCGAGCTTTAACTAATTGAACACTTAAAACGTCAAAGGTATAAGCTGCTAATTGTGGTCGTTCCCTAAGTCCATAAAATGAAACCTTTCGTTTATTGTTTTCCCAAGTAAAGTAAGCTCGCACGCCAAATGCGCTTGTAATGATACTTACTAATATTGAAAAATATCTTGGTGGTTTTTCTGCATTTGAAGGGGCATGTTTTGACACATGTTCCTCAATTTCAGATAATTCCACATCTTTATTACTGATATTATGTTTTACCATCAATTTGATGGCTTGATTCATAGCAATAGCAGCTTCGTTGGGATTTGTTGATTTCGCTAACGCTAAAAGTTTTTTGATTTTTTCAATATACTTTTCATTATTATTTGTCATAAAAACACCTTAAAAAACTAACAAAACGCTGTTTTAATGTTTTAGCTGATTTTAATTTTACATATTCAGCATAAAGTTCATCGTACAGCTTTCCATCAACATAACCCTGACCAGTTACTTCACGCATAAATGAATGTTCATGGCTGATTGAAATATAATGGTCGGGCATATAACGTTTAGGGCTAGAGAATTTAGCCATTAGCTAATTCCTCTAGCTCGTTAATGATGCGATCCGCTTCAAACTCAGATAAACCATACTCTTTACAGTGAATTATAAAATTAGCTGTCTGGCTTAATATAAATTGATGCAAAATATAAAAATCTTGTGTTTGCATGATTAGATAATCTCCTGTTCAAAAGGTACTATCGCAAAATCCTCTACATCTTTTTTGATAGTGATGCCAGGAACATGTGCTACTGCATTTGGTTCGTTTAAAATGGCTTCTTTATTGATTTCTTCTTTTGTACGTATAAAACGATTCAATTTCAGTTCTTTCAATGCCTCAATAACTGATTCTGAACCACGAATAGTGCATGATGGTGGTCTATTACGCCATTGGACTTCACCAGTAATCAAATTAGCTGATTTAACTTTACCGCCATTAGTCAGTTCGTCACGATTTGCTTCACACCAAATTTGAATACCTGTCTGTAGTTGTGTAGACTTAAGCTTTAGTAAATCAATAGTTGATGAATAGCTTGCCGTTATTTCGGCTATTTTGTCATTCATTTCTGTTTCTAGGCGAATCAATTCACGTTGAATATCACCTAAATTCCTAATTGATGATGTTACTTCCTCTTTGGATTGCACTACATAAACAGATGCGGCTGCTTTAATACGTTTTTTTGCTTTTATCATTTTTATGGCTCCTATTAAATTAATGCAAGCGACTAATATCGCACTCTCTCCATATAATTCGACAGCCATTTAATTCAAACTGCCCAAACCGATGGTACCCTTCGTGTCGATAATACGTTGCCTGACCAGCATCTATATATTTATTGCACTTAGGGTGATGCTCAATTTCAATAGTCGGTTTTGAAAGTGAATCATGATAAAAACCAATGACAGTTAATTCTTCATTAGATAATATATTTACAGCCTTATTAACCGCATTGATGCTATTACTGATTAGTTGGTTCTTTTTCATCAGATATCTCCTCGGTCTTTGATACACTCAACAATTATTTCACCTGTAACTTTTAGCGCACCAATGCGTGCAGCTAGATTTAATGCGTTAGAAACAAGGTTATTTACTGCTAATGGATAACATAATGAACGCACTTGCTTTTCACCTCGACGTGTTGTTGCAACACGTAACCGATTGATGATTTCATTAAATGCAGATGAATCAAATAACGTTGTATAGTCCATATCAACACGTGAAAATTTATGCTTGATATATTCTTCAACTTTAAAATCAAGTGGTTTTAAGTTCACAACTTCACAACGCTGAACCACTTCACGAACTTCAGGATTGTATTCTGATAGTTTTGTTTGTAATTCTGTTTGGCCAATTAAAATAATTGATAGCAGTTTTTTAAAGCCTTCTTGTAGCTCATAAAAGCGTTTTAAATGCTTAAGCGTATGAATTGATAAACCATGCGCTTCTTCAATAATCATTAAATGTTTACGACCTGATAATGCGCTATTTTTAAGTAAAGTATGCATTTGCCTTGCTCGTGCTTCAGCACTACGTTTTGGTTTTGCTTGTGGATCAATCGCATTGATGATTGCACCACTAATATCCATACTTTTAAGTGATTTACCTTTGATTTCGTTATCTTCCAACCCTAATACATACGGTTCGATAACTGTTATTGGTTCATGATTAATATTGATCCAATCAATTAAATCATGGCGCAGTGTTGATTTACCGCTACCTGATTCACCAATAACGGCCAACATTCCGCCATGCTTTGCTGTTTGACGCATTGCTGCACGTACATAACGAATATCATCAGATAGATAAACATCAGCGTCTTCCGTCATTTCGTCAGTGAATGGGTCACGAGGAATGCGGAAATGTGCCCGCGCATCTCGATTTATAGTTTGTTTTCGTAGTAACATATAGGCTGACTCCTTTGTTAAGTGTTTTTCATTTGAGTCAACTGGCACAGCGTCGTCCGCCAAGATTTCGGCTGTGTCAGTTTCTTCTTCAAAAATATTTAGTAAATAATCATTGCTTAAACCTAATTTTATTAATGCCTTTTCAATCTTCTGCTCTAGTTCTTCATGCTTAATAGAGCGTGGCCAAATATTGTGATTAACGAGTTGGCTAATTACTGCTTGGCTGATTGAATTGCCTTTATAATCAATATGCTTAGCGAGTTGTGCCTGTTTGATATTGAATTGCGTCATTACGCTTTTTAATTTCAGCATTATTTAACACTCCTAAACCCTGTCGTACCGTCACCGATTGCAACAGGTGTTGTAAATGTACGAATTAGTGAATCTAACGAATCTTCCGGTACACCATCTTGATAACGAACCGATAGCCACTTATTTTCATCAGTTGTTAATCTGCGACCAATTGAACTGGTAATACGCATTAAAGCCGCGGTTAACGTTAATGTTGTGGTAGCTGGCTTTAAATGTTCCGGTGTTTCAATTTCATTGCCTTTTTGTTCAAAGTAAGCAGGATGATTAATATCATCTAGATAACTGAGTGTATTGAGCTGACCGCCGAATGGCGCAACTTGTTTTTGCTTCGCTTTTTTGATTTCATCTTCGGTCATGTTTGGGTATGCCACTTGATCCATCGCTTTCGCTGCTTGTTCAATTTCTGTATTACCTTTAGATTTATATTCCTCACCAATCACAGGTGCATCTAAACGTTGTCCAAACTTATCAAAATTGCGGTCTGGCTCAACACGATAAATCAGTGCTTCACCGTCATAACGAGGTACTTCAATTTGAATAGCACAATCACCGTAAACTAATGAACGCACACTGACTTTATCTTTAACAGCAATACCATCTAAGCCTTTTAAACTATAAATAAGCGAACTATCAGCTTGCGGATGTTTGAAACTAATGGTTAAATCAGCTTTCACTTGTCGCTCTTGCTCACGACTTGCCATAAGGGCTTGGCAAACTTCTATTGATGGCAATGTGCGTAATTGCTCTGCCGTAATATGTTGCCAAAGTGATTGACGTGATACGGGTTCTGATAATCCAATACGACGCAAACGTGTATCTTGTCCTGGTAAACGATTGGCGTTATATGCCTCCGCCCAGTTCATTGCTGCATGATTTAACTCATCAATACTGCTGACAGGTTGAAACTTTAAACGGCTTTCAAATTGTGTTTCGATGATATTATTGGCATTTTCAACGCCACCTTTAGCTCTTGCATTACCTGCTTCGTGTTCTAGATATTTAACTTCTAAATGGTCTAGCAAGTTCTTGATTGCTGATGATGTATTAGCCGAACCTTTATCCCAATACAATAGCTTTGGTACACCATGAAATAAACGCCCATCTTGCTTACCCCAAGCAAACATTAAAAACTGGAATAATGAGTGTTGGTTTTCGCCTGCAGCTTCAACGTACCAAGGTATAATCATGCCTGATGCACGGTCATACAAAGTATAACGCCAGACTTTGTATTTAACTTTTGCGTAGTTTTTTAACTTGTTTTTATAAAAATCACGTTCGCGCATAATATGCTGTTTATTTTTCATGTAATAAATCAAGCATAATGACGGATCAATTTCGTGAACATGATTCGGATATAATGCGCGTAACGACTGTACAGGATTTGCTACTTGTTGCGCTTTTACATTTAGCTTCCTTTGTCTCATTAAACGATTAAGCGTCGCATTGCTGACATTAATTTCATGCCCATTTTGTTCCAATATGCCACGTGCAGTGGTGGTAAACATTGTTTGCTTGCCATTATCTCGCACTGATTCGCGACTCATTGTTGCTAATGCTAAAAGTGATTCACTTGAAACTGTCATTTTTCCTTTATCTGTTCTAGCTTTGCGCTCACTAGACCAGCCACAAACTTGCTTTAATAGCCTATAAATGGTTTGTCTTGAATAGCCTAAAAATGCTTGTGCTTCATCCAATATTGGTCCACGTTGACCGTGACCGACATTATCCAATTTGATAGCAACATTATTTAGATACTCACGAATATTCGGCGCAATCATATTTTTACCCAACCAAATCAATTATCTATTAATGTTTCACTAAATTCTGGCAAGATATCATCACTAAAATTCACCCAGAAATCGTTGTAAATTAATTTACTTTGTGATGACGTTAGCTTTAATGATTGTTGCAATATTGTTAATGTTGCTCTTAATGACTCTGGTAATGAATATGGTTGTTCAGGATCATAATCTGGATCATTTTCCATGATTTCTTTTTGTAGCTTATCGGCTAATGCAACGTATTGCCGTTGTTGTTCTAGTAGCTCATCAATACGTGATTGCGTTTCTGCTATCTGTTTTTTAAATGGCTCTAAACGCTCATCAAGTGGCACAGTTTTCATTTCAAATTGAGCTAGTTTTATTGCTAATTCTTCCTTTTCTTTCGCTACATCAGCATTACGTTTGCTTAATGCTTTATAATCAGCTTGCAAATTACTATTTTCTTTTTTGAGCTGCTCTTTTTCCTTAGCATTTTTAGCAATAAATTCTTCTGCCAATTCAACTAATGCCTCTTTATCACCAGCTTTAGCAACTTCAATTAATGCCGTTTTTTGGTCTTCGGGCAGTTTGCGATATTGGCGTAACTCACGGTAGCCGATGCCCATACGAGACATAGACTCAAGGGCTTCTTCGCCGAATGATTGTAAATTTTGAATATCTAAATCTACTTTATCGACGGATAGATTAAGTAAATTACAAAAATCCTCCCATGTTCCAGAAAATTCCGAACCGTTCGGAGTTTTCTTTCCTTTAAGTAATTGATATAATTTATTTTGCTTTATAAATGCTAATTTAGAAGTCCGAACCGTTCGGGAAAATTTACTAAAAGCATCAGCCATTTGAGCCTGACCTAAAAGCTGATTAACTAGATCGCGCTCTTCGTTATATTCACTTTGAATCGTAGTTATGGTATTCATTGCATCATTAATCCCTTGCTCATCAATTGCAGGTAGTTCAATTTCTTCTTTTGCTTTGTTTGCTTGTCTTGCCATTTTGGTTATCCTTATCTTGCGCCAGCCGTAATACGCTGATTGATTTCTGTTATTTGGTCTTGCATTTTAGTGATGTGAATTGCATGCGCTTGGGCTATTTGCAACATTTGCACACTATGAGCAAACAAACCATTATCTAACTTAATTACTAGTCCTTCCTCGATTAGTGTTTGTAATGCTCTGGTAACATTAACAGGTGATTCATTAATCATCTTTGCGATATCGCCGTTAGATAATCCCGTTAACGTATAACCTTTAAGCGCTTTTAGCACCTTAAGTATTCGAGTGCCAGACGTTGAAATTTGTGATCTATGCATGTTTTTCGCCCTTTTTCTATATATGAAAAACTGTTACAATCGGCATTAGTAAGCTTGTTTTAAGCCAAGTTTTACTGCTATATCGTGTGTTTTACCACGATGAGCACGGCTTAAACCGTTTAAAACGTTATAAACAACAACGGGGTGGTAACCATTTTCAATCGCCCAAGATTTGATAGTTTTGCCTTTTTGTTGAAATTGTTGCTTAACTTGTTCGGGAGTGAGAACTTTAGACATTTTTAGCTCCTTTGATATAAGTTATTAATAAGTGATTTATAAATTATGTGTTAAATTATGGTATAAATATTTATACCTGTCAAGATAAAAAGTATGCAAAAAAATATCGGATTAAGACTAAAAGAAGAACGTGAACGCATGGGCCTTAGCCAAGTTGCTATGGGGGAAATTGCTAATGTAAAAAAATTAACTCAACTTAATTATGAAAAAGGTGAGAGATTTCCTGATGCATTATATTTATCTACATTAGCCAATTTTGGGTTAGATGTTCAATATGTTGTAACTGGTATTAGAACAACAAGTAATTTATCTGTTGATGAGCAAGATTTAATTGACAAATTTAGAACAGCACCATTGGCAATTAAAGCGGCAGCCTTAGGTGCATTAACAGCAGGAACGGCTCAGCAGGCAGGGGTTAATATTTCGAATAATACAATTCGAGGTGAAGGTCAAATTGCTGGTGGAAATATTTATACAACTAGGAGGCGGAAAACAAAGTGACGGTTAGACTTCAGGATAATACGGCAGAACAAATAGCTGGTAGAGATATTTATAATATTACGTCAAGTAATGATGATGAGTTAGATACTCGCCCGTTGGTTCCCGCTCAACGAAAATCCCTTAATAATTTAATTTCTGATATTGAAAACTACGGGGAGTTAACGGCACCAGAACTATGGCTTAAACTACACGCTACTCTTGGTGTTTGTAGTATTAATGAAATAACTGTTTCACAATTTCCTATTGCTGATAAATTTTTAACTGATGAATTTGAAGCAGCTAAAGAAAAAGCATCTTGCAAAATACTTATCCATTTGATTCTTTGTGAAATTAATGACAAAGATGAATTAAAAGATAAGATGAATCATTACAGTAAGCGGCAATTTTGTACTTCAGATTTAAAACGGCTTAATAAAATGCAGTTACAAAATGTATTAAATTATGTTGAAGAACTTTCTAATTTAGAGAAATTAAATAATCAAAATTTATATAACCAAACAATAACTTTATTCAGAACTCAAATAAAACCCACGTTAGCAATATTTGCCGTGGGTTTTATTTTGGGTGCGATTATTTTTTAAGGATTAAAGATGAAAAATTTATGGTTATTTTGGATTTCAATTGTATTTAGTGTTTTTTTATTAGTTGGTTGCAATTCTCATCCTGAATATGAGGAAAAAATAAAAAACTATATGATGGGTAAACTGAAAGATCCAGATAGTGCACAATATATATTTAAAGGCTATATGCAAGGAAAAATAGATGGTCATGATGCAACTGTTTATGTTGTATTTATTAATGCTAAAAATGGGTATGGTGCGTTTACTGGTTTTCAAGAATATGAGTTTGCAATCTACAAAAATCCATCTGAAATAAGTGGATTACTTTTATCCCAAGGTGGTGTTGAGGAAGTTAGCCATTTAACAAACACAGATAGATTTGAAGTTATTGAGAAAATGAAGATTATTGATGGTTAATTTATAATATTAAAAAAAACTGTAAAGCATTTGATGCTGGTCAAGGCTCTTGTGTTTGGGGTGATTTTTTAGGATGTAATCAGTTTAAAGTTACTTATCAGTATCAGTGTTTGGAAGAAAATTAGACAAAGGTAATATGGAAAGAAACATCTTTATAACAGAATATAAAATAAAATTTAGTTAAAAATTAAGGAATGGAAGGATTTGTAAATGAGTAAAAATAAGGCTAAGAAATATCTTTTAGCATTGAAAGAGCAACGTAATATTTCGATTCGAGTGGTACAAAAGGTCTTGACTCACGAATCCCTTAAATCAGGAAAAAGTTTTGATGATCTAATAGAGTATTATTCACAAGTAGGTGATAAGAAATCTGACCCTAAAATTAAAAAAGCAGGACTTGTTTTAGAAAAGCTCTATAATAATAATATGATATATGGTAATCGGGTGTGTTATTTTTATACATTGCAAAGTAAAAAGCAATATGAGCTTGTTGAGCAGATATTTAAACAAATTTTTGCTAGTGATGAAAAGAATCCCGAAACAGATTTGTTCAGAGAACATTACCCTTTTAATATTGAACAATCAAATCTTGATGATCTAGAGTTAGGTAAAAACTATTTTGTTAAATGTATTGATAATAAAGATTGTATAAGGTTATTTTCCAGTTCTGCTCGGGCATACAAAGATAGTATCAATATAGAACCGGATGCTTTAGGCGGTGATTATCTTGAATACTATGAAATTGTTGGGTATAAAACAATACGCCACCAACCATTTGATAGTATAATATTTCATAAAAAGAAAGGCATTGTCGAAATTCAAATAGATATGGCTTATCCTGTGACTAAAGATGATAGAAAAATGTTTGTTGTAGATTATCATAATTTATTAAAGAAAACCTATCGAGAGAAATATAAAGAAGAATTGCTATTAGTTCCATATAATATTTTTAATAAGATTGATTTATTGTATGAGGAACCAGAAGGAAGTATTGTAGCGTTAGAGCATAAGACAGGTACTAACTCTGTAAAAAAAGAAAGAATGAGTAGTAAAAAAGAAGATTTAAAGCAGGAAGATTTTCATTCTAGTGGTTTAAGCGCTATTTGTCGACAAACCAATTTTTATTCCATTACTAAAAAATATGACTCTCCAATTTTTGGAGAAAAAAATTTAATTGAGTTAGTAATTGCTGGTGGTATAAAATTAATCGCGTCACCAGCTCCGATGATTAATAATGCGGAAATAAATAATTGTCTATATCAGGAAGAATATGATTATTTGATAAATAAGCTTATATGATGAAAAAAGCAGATATATTAAATCAACTCAATAACGATGCTGCTTTACAGCAGCATATTCAGATTGTATGCGTTAAAATTATTGATTATATATGCTCTATATCTAATAAAAATGCATTTAAATATATATCTTATAATTCATTATGCAAAAAAACAAAATCCTCTCCTGAAGATATTTTTCAGGCTATTAGCGCTATGATCAAAAATGGCTTGCCAGTTCTTGATATCAAATTTGAGTTTATCGAGTTTGAAGATTCAGCCCCTATAGAAATACCCAGTGAAGATATTATTGAAGCCCGCATTACCAATATTTTTATCCATCCAGATACAGGTGAACCTGTAGAGAGCTTTAAAAACAAAATCTTTATATATTTCTCTTTGTCTGATTTTGGTAAGGAGATTGTTTGTGACTAATCAATCTCCTACGTTAGAAGATTTAGAATTAATGTCAAATAATTATGGCGTAAATATTTATTCTCTATTTTTAAAAAATATATGTAAGACATACGATAAATTTATATCTCAACTGTACAAAAATCTTGAAGACATAATTTGTCGACTAGAACAAAATAAAAAAATTAGGTTTAAAGATGAAGAAGATCGGCTAACTGAAGAAATTCTTTCCTTTTTATCTGCTTGTGGATATGATGCAACACATGATTCTTTTCATGGTGGTGGGCATTGTGATCTTCTTGTAAAAGTTAATAATTTTACTTGGCTTGGTGAAGCTAAAATTCATAGAGATTATGACTATTTAATAAAAGGATTTAATCAATTGACAACAAGATATGCAACAGGAACTGATTCTTGTAGCCAAGGTTCCCTCATCGTTTATTGTAAAACTAAAGATACTGTTTCCGTGGTCAATGAATGGAAGGTTAGACTAAAGTCTATTTATGGTGACAGCTGTATTTGTACAGATCAGTGTAACTATAGACCTTCATTTAGTTTCTATTCAACTCATAAGCATGAGTCATCAGGAATTGATTACAAGATAAAACATATTTTCGTTGTATTACACTATGATCCTAAAGATGTTAAAAACTGATGGATGCAATAAATAAACTACCAGTAAATTAATCTGCCCCCGTTCAAATTACATTTCAAGTAAGTAAGATCATAATAACCTCATACATTAATTTAATTATGAGGTTTTTTATGGCTCACCCTATCAAAAAATTATCCCAAATTCGTTTGCTTAAATGGTATTTAGTCGCTATTACTTTATTTGCAATTATTACGTTACTCTCACCTCAACAGTTGCCTGTTGTTGCTTATAAACTGGCTTTAGTCTTGCTTTCTGCCGTGATTGGTTACCACCTTGACCGTGCACTTTTCCCTTATGCATCTCCTGGAGGTTATTTATATAACGATTGGAAAGAGTTTGGTCCTGATTTTTATACCAAGCAATATATTGAATCTTTAGAAAACAATGAACACCCCGAGGCAATGGATTCCAAAATGTGTGCGGAATACCCTGTTCTTGATGAGTATCGAACCCTATTTGCGGTTGTTCTGATTCGTCGGGCGTTAATTGTTTCCGCTGTGATTCTTGGCGTAACACTTGGATTATAGACATGCGTTACTTAACCTTGCTTATTGTATTTATGCTGTTTAGTTGTCATTTAGCGCCGGCTATAGCTGGTGTACCAAATGATGCTAAGCAACATCAACGGGAACTGACACGTAATGCACGTGCAATCTTTGGTCTTGATGCGCCAATTGCGTTGTTTGCAGCGCAAATTCATCAGGAATCTCGATGGAAAGTAAACGCAAAATCACATGTGGGTGCTCAAGGTTTGGCTCAGTTTATGCCAACTACGGCGGATTGGATTGCAGGGGCTTACCCTAAATCATTAGGAAGCAATGAGCCGTATAACCCCTCTTGGGCACTGCGTGCCTTAGTTCAATATGATTATTGGTTATATCAACGTGTAAATGAAGTGGCTAGTGATTGTGACCACTGGGGATTTGTTTTATCAGCTTATAACGGTGGTTTGGGTTGGGTTAATCGTGATCGACAACGAGCAAAACGAGAATACCAAGATGCTACTCACTATTGGGGAGTCGTTGAAAATATTAATGGCGGTCGTAAAAGCATTAATTTTAAAGAAAACCGTGATTATCCGATTCGCATTATCTACCGCTTTCAACCTGTTTACATAGCTGAAAATTGGGGTTTAGGAGTTTGTGATGATTAAAAATATATATAAATTAATCAAAAGCTTTTTTGTGAGCAATAAAAGTTATTTTTTGTTGGGAATATTTTTGATTGTTGGTTTTGGTTTACTTTACCAATTAGGTATCAGTCATGGCAAATCAATGGCTAAACAAGAATATATTGCTTTAGAAGCAAAACAAGCAATGGATACTTTAAGTCAATTGATTGAGAGCACAAAGCAACTAACTAAAACCGCTAATGATGCAAGTTATTCATTGTCACAGCAGATAGCAGAAAGGAAATTATATGATGAACAATCAAATCAAGCATTACAAGATGCACTTAACAAAACGGCTAATGATCGCAGTCATTGCGTGTTTGATGATAGTATCTTGCAGTTCATCGACTCAGCCCGTACAAATGCCGCTCAAGCAACAACCCATGGTTTTACCAGCACAACTGACGGTACCATGCGAATTACCCGTAAAACGAAGAAATAATACCGCTGATGGTTTAGCTCAAGCCTTAAAACAGCTTTATGACCAATATGGGCAGTGCTCAGGTCGATTTATTGAACTAATAAAATATATCAACGAGGTAAATAATGGATAACGCTGATTTAGCATCAACTGTTGAAATGGAAGCACGGGAACGAATACTAGCAAAACATCAAGCAAAGACAGGAGTATCAAGTCTGTATTGTCGAATCTGTGAAGAGCCTATAGCTGAAGAACGTCGAAAGTTAGTCGTTACTGATTTATGTCTTGAATGTGCTTCGATAGAAGAAAAAAGGAATAAACGATGAATTTTAATGAACTTACCTTTAACTGGCAGTTTCTGCAATGGGCTGTAATGGCTGTGGTTGGCGTTTACTCATGGTTAATTGGTCGTCAATCGGCTAGCCAAAAAGAACTACTAGACTTACGTATTCGAGTAACACAAGTTGAAGAGACGGTTAAGTCATTACCAACTCAGCATCAGGTAACCAAATTGATTGAAAAATTAAGTAGCAATGAAGCTACTTTAAATCAGTTATCTGATCGGCTTTCAGGATTATCTCGTCAATTAGATAACATTAACCAATTTTTATTAAAGAACAAGTGAGGAATTATGAGCTACGCTGAATTTTTAAAAGAAGATCAACGTTTGGTTATTTTGCGTATCTTATATGAAATGCCAAGTTATAGCAGTAATTCTAGTATTATCTATAGTGCGTTAGATCACTATGGCCACGCTATTAGTCGTGAGCAAGTTAAAACCCATTTAAGTTGGCTTGGACAGCAAGACTTAATTAAAACCGAAACAATCGGTAGTGTTATTGTTGCTCGTTTAACCGATTTTGGTGCTGATGTGGCCACTGGTAAAGTTGTTGTGCCTGGTGTAAAACGTCCAAGCGCAGGAGCGTAATTATGGGACGTAAATCAACGATCAATAAACTAGAGCCTGAGGTACGTAGTTATATTGAGAAACTACTACGAGCAGATCAACTTACTCTTGATGAAATGATTGCAGAGCTGCAACAAAAGTTTCCAAGTACTGATACGCCAAGCCGTTCTAGTCTTCACCGCTATCAAAAAGGTTTTAATGAAATGACCAATAGCTTACGTGAAATTGAAACAGCATCACGTATTTTGGTTGATGAGCTTGGTGACAGTGTTGATGATAAATCAGGAGCACTACTTGCTCAGGCTGTTACAACGCTGGCAACGCGTGCTGCATTTAAAGCCCATGAATCGGAAGATATCACGATTAAAGAAATTAGTTTTTTAGCGAAAGCAGCCAAAGAAGCCATGCAAGCAAGGCAATTAAGCTTTAAAGAGCGGCAGGAAATCGAAAAAGCAGCACGTGAAAAGTTATTGCGTGAACAAAAAGAAAAACTGGATGAGCTAGAAAAAACAGGCGAAGTACCAGCTGAAATGTTAGCTAAAGTAATTAAAGCGGCGTATGACTTATGACAGTAAAAAATGAACCGGCCTTAAAACTCTATGACTATCAAAAACAGTGGGTAAACGACACTAGCCGTTTTGCTATTGCAATGTTCTCTCGCCAATGTGGTAAAACGTTTACTAGCACATTACAAATTGTGCTCGACTGTTTGCGAGCTGAAGCTCAAGGTAAACGTGCGCGTTGGGTGATTTTATCACGAGGTGAACGTCAAGCACGTGAAGCCATGAATGAGGGGGTTAAAGTTCATCTGCGTGCAATGTCCGCAGGTTTTAAAGAACTCGATTATGATTGGGATGCCAATATTCGAGCGTTAGAAGTTGAATTACCTGGTGGTAGTAAAATAACTGCTTTACCCGCCAATCCTGATACTGCTCGTGGTTTTAGTGCTAGTGTTTTACTGGATGAATTTGCCTTTCATCAAGATAGCCGTGCTATTTGGAAAGCCTTGTTCCCTGTTATTTCAAAGCCCGGATTAAAATTGCGAGTCATTAGCACCCCCAATGGTAAAGGTAATAAGTTCTATGAACTGATGACTGGTAAAGATGATGGTTGGTCACGCCATGTAGCGGATATTTATCAATGCGTTAATGATGGGTTACCTCGAAATATTGAGGAATTACGCAAAGGTGCCGGTGATGATGATTTATGGGCACAAGAGTTTGAACTCAAGTGGCTTGATGAAGCCAGCAGTTGGCTTGATTTTGATTTAATAACCAGTGTCGAAGATGAAAAAGCGGGAGTTCCTGAACACTATACAGGCAATCCTTGTTTTGTTGGCGTTGATATTGCTACACGTAATGACCTATTTGTTATTTGGGTCATTGAACAAGTGGGCGATGTTCTTTGGACTCGTGAAATTATTGAGAGGAAGCGAATCTCTTTTGCCGAACAAGATTTACTGCTTGATGGTGTTTTTAGACGTTATCGTATTATTCGTATCTGTATGGACCAAACAGGTATGGGGGAAAAACCTGTTGAGGATGCTAAACGGCGCTATGGTGAAATGGTCGTTGAAGGTGTGCTATTTACCGCTCCCAATAAATTAACATTAGCAACACAAGGTAAACAAGCATTTCAAGATAGAAAAATTCGTATTCCCGCTGGCAATAATGCACTTCGTGCTGATTTGCATAAGTTGAAAAAAGTGACTGGCGCAACGGGGCAACCGCGTTTTGTTGCTGATTCTGATAGTAATGGTCATGCTGATAGAACTTGGGCTGCCTTTCTTGCAATTAATGCAGCTAGCCAAGATAGGTATGAAATTGAATATCAGTCACTTGGATATCGTGATTCTTACCGTTCATTGAATCAATATTCGGGTAGCTCAGAACTGGAAACAACTGATACAGGCTTTGGCACAGTACGGGGCGGTAACGATTTTGGAGGATTTATTTAATGTTATGGTTTAAAGGCAAAAAGCCACATGTTGAAACAGGACGAGAGCTGGCAGGCACAGGTGAAAATAATGATATTACTAAATTGTTTGTTGGTTCGCTAGCGCTGCCAGATGATAGTGTTCTTCGTAATCGGGGTGGCGGTCGTTTAGATATTTACAAAGAAGTTTTAAATGATGATGAAGTGAAATCGGCATTTACTCAGCGTCAAGATGCTGTTATATCTCGTGAGTGGAAAGTGGAACCCGGAGGCGATAAACCGATTGATATTGAAGCAGCTGATGCAATGAGCGAGTTATTAAAATCGGTTGGGTTTGACCGAGTGACTAAACTAATGCACTACGGTGTTTTTTACGGTTATGCTGTGGCGGAGTTAATTTATGGCATCAAAGATAATCTATATTGGATTGATGATATCAAAGTTCGTGATCGCCGTCGTTTTCGGTTTACTCCAATGGGTGAACTGCGCTTATTAACGCCCAATAATATGCATGAAGGTGTTGCTTGTGATGCACCGTACTTTTGGCATTATGCAACTGGTGCCGATCATGATGATGAACCGTATGGCCTAGGCTTGGCTCATTGGCTTTACTGGCCAAGCTTTTTTAAACGCAATGATATTAAGTTCTGGCTAATTTTTCTGGAAAAATTCGGCATGCCAACGGCAGTGGGCAAATATAGTACAGGTGCAACACCTGAACAAAAACGGGACTTACTGTCACTCACTCGTGCAATTCAGACCGATTCAGGCATCATCATGCCAGATGGCATGACGCTTGAATTGCTACAAATAGCACGCTCAGGCGCAGGCGATTACAAAGCGTTTTACGACTCAATGAACGAAGCAATTAGGCGTGTAACCGTTGGACAAATTACTTCCTCAGGTGGTGCATCAAGCTCAATCGGTGGTGATGAATCACTCCAAGCTGCGGTATTAAGTTCAATTGCAAAATCAGATTCTGATGTAATGTGCGAGAGTTGGAATCGAGGACCAGGTACTTGGTTTACACAGATGAATTTTCCCGGTGCTGCTGTTCCTCAGGTTTCACGTATTTTTGATGAACCAGAAGATTTAAAATCAATGTCAGAACGTGATAAAAATATTATTGAATCCACTGGTTTCCGTCCAACTCTTTCGCATGTACAGGATACTTATGGTGGTGAATGGGAAGAAAAACCGCAACTAGCAGAGCCGATTGATGCGCAATCTTTAAAAAACGTTGATTTTGCCGAACAGCAACCGAATACCTTTGCACCCGTGTTGCAATCAAATCATTTAAATACGGAAATGCAACCAGTTACCGACCAATGGATTAATCAAATTAAAGAGCTGGTTGATAATGTTCAATCATTAGAAGAATTACGTGATAAGTTATTTGAGCTAATTCCCGATATGCAATTAGATAAATATGCAAAGGTCATGGCTGAAGCATTAACAGCAGCTAATTTAGCAGGTCGCACAGAACTACTTGAGGATAGCAAAAATGGTTAATGTCGCATATGGCTCGTTGCCATTTAAAGAGCAAATTGAATTCTTCAGACGTAAAGCAAATGTGCCCACAAACAGCTATGTAGATATCTACAATAATGAGCATGATTATGCCTTTGTTGTGGCGGGTGCTAATCGTAATGCATTACTAAATGATTTTCGTGCAGCTATTGATAAAGCAATTAGCCAAGGCACAACACTGGATGAGTTCCGTAAAGACTTTGCTGAGATAGTTGAACGTCATGGTTGGAGTTATAACGGCGGTTTTAACTGGCGTACTCGTATCATCTATGAAACAAATTTAAACAGTTCTTATCAAGCTGGACGCTATCAACAATTACGTGATGCTAAGTTTCCATACATGGAATATTTGCATAGTGATTATGTTGAACATCCCAGAGAACTTCATCAAAGTTGGGATCATCTGGTATTAGATTTTAATGATCCTTGGTGGAATACTCACTTTCCACCCAATGGCTATGGTTGTCAGTGCCGCGTTCGTGGGCGTACTAAAGGTGATCTAAAAAGAATGGGAAAAAATCAACCTGACAAAGCACCAACAATAAATTGGGTTGATAGAGTAATTGGTGAAAATAGCGGTAATCCACGTATTGCAAGAGTGCCTGAGGGCATTGATCCAAGTTTTGAACATATTCCCGGACAATCAAGACTTGATAATTTTGTACCAAATCCATTAGATACAGATCCAACTTTAAAACGAGGTTTACCATCAAGCAAAGCAACTGATGAATGGCCAGCTATCCGTGAAGTAAGCAAAAATAGACTGTTAGAAAAGGGCTTAACTGAAGAAGATTATGCCAATATTTTCTTAAATGAATTTGGCGCAACGTTAACTAAGCCAGCTATTTTTAAAGATGTAGCCGGTGATGCATTAGTAATCGGTAAACAGCTTTTCACTGTTAGCAAAACTGGTGAATTGAAAGTTACAAAACGTGGTCGTGAGCAATTTTTATTATTACTGGCGGATTCGTTAAAACTGCCTGATGAAATTTGGACAAGAATGGAATACTTTGATCATCTACAAAAATCGGTAGTTCGTCGGCGTTATATCTCGCGTTTTATGATTGATGGTGAAGTTAAGCCCATGCTTGCGGTATTTGAAGTGGGTGATGATGGTTGGCTCGGTGTGACGACATTTGCGCCTGATAACCCCGACTATCTAGAGCAACTGAGGGTTGGTGTTCGAGTGTTTAAACGAACATAAAATAAAACCCAATCACCGCCACGATTGGGTCGCTGTACGTGGGATTCGAGGCTTTGGCGGAAGCTGCCCGTACATACGATAAAACTAGTATAGGTGAAAAAATGACTGGCGTAAATATTGAGTTTAATATACAAGATGCGCTTGATGCTATGCTTCATATTGAAGCGGCCATAAATGATACTCAAAGTTTATTTAGTCATATGGGCGAAGTATTACTTGATATTCATGAAGCACGCTTTAATGCCCAAGAATCACCAGATGGTATACCTTGGCAAGCATTATCACCGTGGTATCAAAAATCTAAATCCAAACAAAAAGATAAAATTTTAACGCTAGATGGTAATCTAAGAAGTACGTTGCATTGGCAGATTGAAGGCAATACTTTGTTGTTTGGTACGAACTTAATCTATGGCGCTATCCATCAGTTCGGCGGTACAATTAAACCAGTTAGGGGCAATGCATTAAATGTGGGAGGACGTCCTGTAAAGAAAGTGGTAATTCCAGCAAGACCATGGCTTGGCATTAACGCCCAAGATAAATTACTATTGGTCGATGTTGTGCGTGAGCACTTGGGTTTTGCTTAAAACGCAATATAACGCGTTTTAAGCCACTTTACTAAAAAAGGCTAATTAGTTTATTTACGAATCGCTTTAATCGTGTTGTAAATGCTTTATAATAAGTTTTTAGTGTATATTTCTTCTATTATTTTGCCGTTCCTCTTTCCAAATCATTAAAAAATTATCTGCCCGCGTTCAGATTACCCTTTTCTCAAAATAAGTCATGATGCTCTATATCAATTTATTGGAGCATTTTTTATGGCACTTATTCCCGTTTTTAAACCTGGTACGCATACTGCGGTAGATGGTCGAAAAATCACTTTTACTTTAGAAAATTGTATTGATTTAGCAGAAAGCTACGATCCAAGTTTGTCAGAAGCGCCTGCTGTAATTGGCCATCCCAAACTAACAGCTCCAGCTTACGCATGGGCAAAATCATTTGAAGTAAAAGATGGGTTGGTTTATGCCAAGTTAGATCAGATTAATCCAGAATTTGCTGAAGCCTATAATGCGGGCAGTTATAAAAAACGTTCTTTATCAATCTATTTACCAGACTCACCGGGCAATCCTAAACCCGGTCATTACTATGCGCGGCACATTGGTTTTTTAGGTGCAGCAGCGCCTGCTATTAAAGGCTTGCCTGACGCCAGTTTTGCGGAGTCTGATGGTGAGCAAGGTGCCGCAGAGTTCTCGATGGCTGATGAAGAATTTGATGAGAATTTGATTTCAATTTTAGCTAATTTGCGTGACCTGCTGATTGAAAAAGCCGGCATTGCCAGTGCTGACTTGTTTTTACCGCAATGGCGCCTTGAATCATTGCGTGCAATATCCGACAGAAAACAAAAGGAGAAAGAAAAAATGCCACAACCTTTAGACGCTAGCTTTGCCGAACAACAAGCAACAATTGACGCTAAGAATGCTGAACTAGCCAAACGTGAACAAGCATTGCTAGAAAAAGAACAAACTAACAAACGTGCGGAATTTGCTGCCTTTGCTGATGAATTAGTTAAAGATGGAAAATTATTACCTGCTCATAAAACTACAGTTGTTGAAGTATTTATGGCGTTGGGTAATGAACCAATTTCATTTGCTGAAGGTGATGCAACTGTTAACAGTTCCCCAGCTGATTTAATCAAAAAAGTACTTTCAGAGCGTCCCGCTTTTATGAACTTTGCTGAAAAATCGGCTGCTAGTGATAATGAAGATAACGTTGATAAACAAGATCCAAAAGTCATTGCTGATGCAGCCAAAGCCTATCAAAAAGAACAGGCAGACAAAGGCAATACAATTTCAATTAGCCAAGCAGTTACGCATGTAACCAAAGCTAAAAAATAAGAGCATTAATTACAGGCTGATTATCAATATCAGCCTCATTTTAATTTTAACCAAAAGGTTTTTATATGAATATTCCAGGATTAACAGTAGCAAAAACCGCTGAAGGCGAAGTCAAACCACGCGTGATTGTCTGTCATGGTGGTGAAGATGGTCTAGCAAAACAAGCAATTGACGGTAGCGCATTATTAATCGGTGTATCAACAATTGTCGGTGGTGGTGATGGTGAAGTGTTTGATGTGATTCGTAGCGGTTTAGCGCCTGTTTTTTATAGCGAAACAATTGCGATTGGTGATCCAATCACAGCAAATGCGGATGGTCGAGCTAAAAAAGCAATGTCAGGTGATTTTATTATTGGCTATGCCGAAGTTGTGGGTGATGCCGATGAATTAGGCACTATTTGGATTGCACCAAGCAAACAAGCTTAACCTTTTATTTAACTAATGGTCTATGACCTTTAATAAACACGTTTTAATAAATAGGAGTTTTATATGCAACGCCCTTTTCCCGTTGAACCGCAGTTGACTGCAATTGCTATCGCTTACCGTAATAATAAGTTAATTGCCGATGAGGTTTTGCCCCGTGTGCCTGTTTCTAGCACGTCTTTTAAATGGTTGGAGTACGATTTTTCAGAGCGATTTACGCTCCCAGATACTAAAGTTGGGCGGACAGCACAACCAAATCAAGTTGAATTTGGTGCCAAAGAGCAAGAAAGTTCAGTGACTGATTATGGACTAGATAGCCCTGTACCGCAAGACGATATTGATACTGCAATCACTGGTCATAACCCGCTCGGTCATGCAGTCGAAGCAACGACTGATTTAATTTTGTTAGATCGTGAAGTTCGAGCCGCTAATGTACTATTTAATGCAAGTAACTACACCAACACCAAAACTTTAACAGCAGCGCAACAGTGGAACGATGATAAAAGTGATCCGATTGGTTTAATTACAGACGCTTTTGATTCAATGATTGTGCGACCTAATATTGGCACACTAGGTCGTCGAGTTGCAACAATATTACGTCGTCATCCCAAAATTGTTGCTGCATATCATGGAAATGCCGGTGAAAACGGTCTTGTCCCACTCGGTTTTTTAGCTGACTTATTAGAGTTAGAAGCGATTTATATTGGTGATGCATTCCTAAATAGTGCAAAACCAGGTAAATCACCAACCCTATTACGTGCATGGGGCAATAAAGCTAGTTTCACCGTTCGCAATAAATTAGCAAATACTAAAGGTGGTGTGACGTTTGGCTTTACAGCCCAATTTAAAGATCGTGTTTCGGGTTCGATTGTTGATCCTGATATCGGTTTACGTGGTGGCCAACGTGTTCGAGTCGGTGAATCGGTCAAAGAGCTAGTTGTGGCTAAAGATGCGGGCTATTTGTTTGAAAATGTTATTCCAACAAACAGTTAATAATGTGAACAACAACCAACGGTAATTTATCGTTGGTTTGGGTAAAGATGATGAATATTCCATACATTACATTGCTAAATTTATCCGAACGTCCAGGACTCGTTGAGCTATCCCAATTGGTTGCTCAAGATGGTGAAATGCCCGTAGATGCTAATTTGTTGGAAGTCATTATTAATGGTGGTGATGTTTCAAGTTGGTTGCCTGATGATGTTATTAATGCAAATCGAGCAATCTCACGTATTAATGAATCAATAGCTGATACTGAAGCTGAAATAAACGGTTTTTTACGTCAGCGTGGGCATAAGCTGCCATTAACTGTTGTGCCTCGATTATTGACAGATTGGGCACGCATTATTGTTCGTTACAAATTGCATCGCAATCGTGTTTCTGATGAAAAAAACGATCCTATCGTGCGTGATTACAAACAAGTTCTAGGCTTTCTAAAAATGGTAGCTGAAGGGAAATATTCGCTTGGTATTGATGATGCTTTGCCTGTCGCAGGTGGTGTACCAAAACAGACTGGACCTGTTCGTGTATTTGATATGAACACATTACGGGATTTTGGACGATGAGTAGCGCACCATTTGATGTGTCAGTTGTTGCTGAAAAATTAAAAGGTTTAATGCCTGATAAAACCTTAGTGTTTGTTGGTACCAGTGCTGAATACAGCAAGCTGACTGATTTAACATCGGCGCCAACACCTGCTGCTTACGTTTTGCTTGGCAAAGAAACACCGAACGATAAGCCAACAGGAACACGGCAGTCAGTAAGTGTTAATTTTGGTGTTGTGGTTGTTGCACGTGATATTTCAAGTCAAGCAACCAATATTCAAAATGTTAAACAGCTAGCAAACCCCGTTATAGGTGCGGTGCGTGATTTGTTGATTGGTAAAACAGTTCAGTTTATTGATGGAGTTCGTCCAGTCACATGGGTTGGTGGGCAAACGTTAGGTTTTCAAAACGGCGTACTTGTTTGGATTGATTCATTTCAAACCCAGCATTTTATTGGTAGCCGATAAATAGTTTTAGGAGAAAGATATGTCAGATTTATTAATGAGTTTGCAAGGTACCATAAATCTTGCCACCCGTAATACCGCAAGTTCACCTGTTCGACCTAATGCCTTTCGGCATGTGGGTACGGCTGATTCCTGTGAAATGGAACTAAGTGTTGAAACGGTAACACAAAATGAATCATATACAGGGCAACGTCTACAAGTTGGTGAATTAACACTGGGTAAAAGTGGTACGTTAAATCTTACGTTAAAAGATTGGTCAATCGAAAACATTGCGTTAGCGCTTTATGGTGAAAAAATTACTGTTGATGCGGGTATTGTCACTGATGAAAAATTACCTGAAAGTCTGGTAATTGGTGACCGCATCAAATTAGCCCATCCATTTGTTGCCGATGTTGAGTTAAAAATTGCTGATGGAACCATATTAGTATTAGGTACGGATTATGAAATCGAATCAGCCCATGCAGGATTAATTAAATTATTAACTACAATGGCATTAACCGCAACGGTAGATTATTCATACGCTAAGACTGAAAGCTTGGGGATTTTTACACGCCAGCCACCAGAACGTTGGTTTATGCTCGATGGTATCAATACTGACCGTGAAAATGAACATGTAATTGTGGAGCTATTCCGCGTTAAATTCAATCCAATTTCTAACTTCTCGTTACTACACAATGAGGGATACGGTGAATTACCACTTACTGCCACGGTCTTGGCTGATATGAGTCAAAACAAGGATAGTTCGCTTGGCTATTTTGGCTCATACGTTCAAAAGGCGAAATAAATTTATTTTATTATGCGGTGATGTGTCACCGCTAATTATTCAACTCTCTAATTTCATTAGTAGGTAAATAACATGGCAGAAAAAGTGACAGCAACAAAAAAAGAATCAAATGATTTAGCAACATTAATGCCAAATCGTGAAATTACACTAGCTGGTGAAACAATTACAGTACGTGAATATTCATTTAAAGATGCATTGACAATTGGGAATGAGATTGACCAGTTTGTTGCATTAATTGTGAATGAAATGAACGGTACAAACAAAATCACTATTGAACAAGCCGACACAATTATTATGGGTAATTTAGAGCTAGTTTATTCATTAATCAGTACATCCATTCAAAAACCGATTTCGTTTATTGAAGCGTTGTCATATGAAAATGGTTTGCAATTACTTGATTGGTGGTGGGTTGTTAATTCTCGTTTTTTTATGAACGCGGTAACCCGCAAAATCATTCGGCAAAACGCTGCAAAACAGGCAAATCAGTAAGCTGGAGTGAGGTTTTTACACTATTAATTAAAAATGGACATGGACCACAGCAGTTACCGCATTATACGCAACGCCAATTACTGCTGTATTACGATGAATTAATTAAGTTACAAAACCGAGAACGAGCTAACCGAATTGAGGATGTTTGTGTTGGCTTTAATGGTGGTAAACAAGTTACTAAATTTGTAAAACAGTTACGCGGAGAGCAATAATAATGGCTAATAACGATATGAATATTGCAATGAAGTTCACGGCTGACGTGAATAGAGCAAAAGATAATATCAGTCAATTAAATGCTGAACTGAAAGAGTCAGCAAATGTTGCTCAAGATGCTAACAAAAAAAGTGCTCAAAGCATCAAAGATGTTTATACGGCACAAACTGAGGCAATGAACCGTGGTGCGCAAGCTGCCTCTGCTGCTGAAAAACAAGCTAAAGCACAAAGTATTGCCACTAAAGCAGCTGAAGCGCATAAAAAAGAAGTTGAAAAACTGCGCCAAGGTTTAGACAAATTACTTGCTAGTATTGATCCTGCTACAAAAGGTCTAAGTCGTTTAGATGAGCTAGAAAGCAAATTAAGGAAATCCAAAAAAGCGGGCGTGATTGATACTGACACGTTTGATGATTATCTTGGAAAAATCAACAATCAACGTGCTGCATTATCAACGGTTGAAACACTAAATGAGGGGACTAAAAGATTGGTATTTAATACCAAATCTGCCCACCGAACTTTTTTTATGATGTCAAAACAGCTCGCTACGGGTAATTTTAATGGCATTAGTAACTCATTATTTTCAATTGCCAATATGACAGGAAAGTTACCTTCATTATTTGGGGCTGCTGCTATTTCTGCCGGTGTATTTATTGCTGCAGCTTACAAAATGTCACAAGTGATAAGTACGATAATTTCAGAACAAGAGCGATTTAATCGTGCATTAATTTCAACGGGTAATTATGCCGGTGCTACCGCAGGCGGGCTTGAGGCCATGTCTCAACGTATCGGTAAAATTAATCATAACTACAGTGAAACACGTGGTGTTATTGCTGAACTGACATCAGAGGGGAGATTATCAGCAAAATCGATTGAAAACATTGCTACAGCATCAGCATATATGGCACAAGTGACAGGAAAAAGTGCCCAAGACGCCGTTCAATCATTTAAAGGTATTGAAAATTCGGTCACAAGCTGGGCTGTTGAAAGTAATAAACAATATCACTTTTTAGATCTGGCTACTTATCAGCGTATAAGCGCGTTAGAAGAACAAGGTAGAACCGAAGAAGCTATTGCAATCGCTACAGATAAATATGCTTCAGAGATGGAAGTCAGCGCTAATAAGATGGAAGAACAGCTCAATTGGTTAGAAGATGCATGGCGACGCTTCAAAAATGGGGTTAGTGTTCTAGGTAATGAGTTAAAGAAAGAGCTTAAGTTTGATTTAGGATTATCAAGCCTAGAAGAAGATATTGAAAAAATGGAGAAAGCAAAAAAAAGAGGTTTTTACATTGTTCCTGGATCAGTATCTATTCCATACAATAAGAATGATGATAAAGCATTACAAGAAAAATATGCTCAACGAGATAAGCTTCAAAAAGAAGCACAAGAAAAGCATGACACCGATGTCATTAATGAAAAAGCAATCAATGCCCAAAAAGAACTTGACGAGCTTCATAAACAAAATGCAAGCGATGCCGAAAAACAAGCTAAAGCGGTTGATGAATTACGTAAAAAATATGAAGCACTTTGGGCCAATGAAAAAGGTCGTAAAGATTTACAGGCTCAAGGGGTTAAATCAAAAGACGGTAAATCATTTTCAGGGGGGCAATATGATAAAGATGTTCAAGAAATTACAGATAAACAACTAAGACAATATAACGAACAATTAAAAAATAAAGTTGCGCTACAAGACAAAAGTACCGCCCTAGCAAAAGCACTTTATGAAATAGAAAAAGGTCAGTATAAAAATGCCAGCCAAGAGATCAAAAAAGAAATTATCGCTAATGCAAAATTGGTAGATGAGCAAGAAGCCAAAAAATTGCTAAGTCAATATAACGAACAATTAAAAAATAAAGTTGCGTTACAAGAAAAAAGTACTGCCCTAGCTAAAGCACTTTATGAAATTGAAAAAGGTCAGTATAAAAATGCTAGCCCAGAGCTCAAAAAAGAGATTATTGCTAATGCAAAATTGGTAGATGCGCACGAAGCAAAGAAAAAAGCAATACAAGAATCAGCCCGAGCTGCAAAATCTGCGGCACGTGAAACAGAACAATTTATAAAATCGCTAGAATCACAAGCTGATAAGCAGACACAAAAAACATACGCAACTCGTCAAGCGTTGATTGATTCTCAAAAATTAACGGTAGAGCAACGTAATCGAGCTAATGCGGCAAATAATGCAATTACAGCACACGAAAATAAAAAACTTAATGACGAATTACAAAATCAACTCAATTCGCTATTGTTTGATCCTGCCAGAATTAAAACGGCAGAAATTGATAGATGGTATCAAGCGGTTATTGCACAACTTAAAGCTAATAAAAATATTGAGGGTATTGACTTAATTGACCAGTTGTTACCACTAAAAAAAGCTGAAGCAAATATTTCCGAAATTTTAGCAAAAGTTCAGCAAGCACAATCACAACAGTCAATTAAAGAACAAAGTATACAAGCACAAGTAACTGCTGGTTTAATTACACAAATTGAAGCACAAAGCCAGTTAGTTGATTTGCACAAGCAAACAGCACAAGAACTTGCCAAATATTTACCTACTTTGCAAGCTATGACAGCGCTTCCTGGTCAAGTTGGAGAAAATGCACAAAAAGCACTTGCTACACTTCAGCTACAAATTGCAGAACTAAATAAAACTACCGATGCATTAACCAATGCATTTAAAAACGGATTACAAAGCGGTATCCAAGGTAGTCTTGATTCTTTAGCAAAAGGTACGTTTGAATTAAAAGACGCATTATTAAACCTTGCACAAAGTATCGTATCAGCAATGGCTCAGGTAGCAAGTAAAGGTCTTGCTGATATTGCCATGAATCAACTTAGTAATTTGGGTAAATCACTTTTTAGCTCAATAACCGATACGGCAGTTGAAAATGCCAGTGCTATCTCTTCAGCAGAACTGATGGGCACAGCAATAACCACTGCGGCAAGTGTTGGTTCGGTTGAACTTGGTACTTCATTAACCACCGCAATGACAACGGGAACCGCAGGATTAACAGGCGCAATGGCAGCTGCATTTTCAAGTGGCGCTGCGACCTTATATACCGCAATTACATCAGCGAATGCTGGTGGCTCTGCTATGTCAGGTTTAGCGGGCGTGGCATCTGTTGCGGCAGCAACAGGTGGTTATATAACTGGAGCTGGTACATCAACATCCGATTCTATTCCAGCAAAATTATCTAATGGGGAATATGTTGTTAAAGCTGCTTCAGTGAAAAAATACGGCCTTGACTATCTTCATGCTATTAACACGGGGCGATTACGTCGTTATGCAACAGGCGGGCTAGTTAGCAATGTCAATATTCCAAAAGCGCCATTACTTGATGATAGCCAACAACGCAAAAGCTCACCAACAATATTAAGTCCCGTTATTCAGCAGGAATTAGTCATTGATGCGGGTGATATGGTCAGTCGCGGAATCAATAGCGTAACAGGCGGTAGAGCATTTAAAACATTTATTCGAGCAAATAAGCAAACAATTAAACAGGATTTGGGGATTTAAATGGCGTATCAAAGTGGAATTGCAGATAATGAAATTGATTTACTGGATAAATTAAATCTATTTTTAACAACTGATAGTGAATTGGTCAATTCTGGAGATAATTGGACAGAAATTTACAGTGGTGAAACTGCAGCTACTGCAACTATAGCAAAACGAAAATCATATGCATGGAGTGCGCCAGGAGCGACTGCTGGCAATAATATTTATGTTGCGTGTAAAACAGATAATCGCATTTCAAATGATACTTATAATCTTTATTTCTGCGGTGGAACCTACTTTAATGTTGAATTAATCAATCAACCCAATGACATATTTAGTGGTATGTTAAATCGCACACAAGTTGGACTATTTGCTGATAATAATCCATTACATTACTGGTTTTTTGCTAATAATCGTCGATTTATTGTGGTAACAAAAATGACAACTGTTTATTCAAGTTGTTATTGCGGATTTATGCTACCAAACGCATTGCCAAATGAGTACCCTTATCCACTAGTGATTGCAGGTAGCTGTAATAATGAACTACAACGATATTCCATTACAACAGATTATTTTGCGTCAATTATCGACCCGCGTATTAATCATTTTTACGTATTTACCCCAGCGCAATCATGGCAACAGTTTTATGGTTCAAAAGGTAGCCAAACAAAGTTAGTTTATCCAAGAGGTATTGAAAAATTTTATTATTATGGCAATAAAAAAAATCAATGTGTTAACTGCATCACCTGATAGCTACTCACCACTTTATCCTGTTTCCATTGTTGACGTGACAAAAGGTGCAACTCAATTTTGGGGGGCATTAGATGGTGTTTACTGGGTACCAGGATTAAGCCGAGCGGCAGAGGATACGATTAGAACCGATGATGGTCGCGAATTTATTATTTTTCAAAATGGTTTTCGTGTAACGAATATTGATTTTTTTGCAATTGAAAAAGTATAGAAATTGGAGCTAAACATGGCATATCAAACGGGTAACGCCTCATCAGTCGTAGATTTATTATCAAAACTAGCAACGTTTGCACAATCAGTTGATGGGTGGGTTGTTGATAAAATTGATACTAAAGCAAAAGAACTCTATTTACATAATGAAAATTGCTTTTGGAGCCTAAGAGTTGGATCATCAAATTCACTCCCCACGTTGTACATTGTTATCAACAATCAGTTTAACGCAAATTTATCCTGGGATAACCAAGATGGTTCAAGCTCTGTTAACGGTAAAGCAAATTTCTATCGTTATTATTGGGGGGCTGGTACCAATTTTCATCATGAGCCATTTGCGTCATATACATTTTTAGCAACAACACAATATATTCATGTTGTTGTACGTGTTGATTCTCGCCGTTTTCGACATTTTGGATTCGGAACGCTAAAAAAAGATGGAATTTACAATGATGGTCATTATGCGTACGGAACACATTCAACAAACACAAATAATACAAGTTACGCATCATATCCCTTCACCAGTGATATGTACTTGTTTATCGGAAGCCGAGAATATCGTTCATTTGCTAGCGTTGTTAGAGTTAACAAAAAAGACTATTTTTTTGGAGCAAATGAGTCAGGTTATGAAGGCATGGGCGCAATGGGCATTGGTGATGCGACTATTGAACGCGATTATAAACCCCATCCGGATATGTTACTTGTTGAGGTAAGTTTATCTCAGTTTAATAATTTGATAACGTTGGTGCCACAATCGATTTATCTGCATTTGGCTAGCAAACAATATCAACGTATCGGTGTAGTTCCTGATTTTTATGTTGCCAGAATTGATAGTGTTGTTCCTGGTACTATTCGTGAAATTAATGGTGAAAAATATTATTGCTGTGCGGCAACAATGTTTCAAACTGTCACATCCAACGTTCAGGATGAAGATAATAGTTATGACCTTGGCTACTTTTATAGAGTAATTGAGTAATGAGTAACAAACATACAGGATACGTTATTAATGATTTGAAAAAGCTACGTGGTCAACGTAGCTTTGATTTGCAACAATATCAAGGTATGGCTCGTCTATCATCTGTCGTTGAAGACAAAACGGGGCCAGTTACACGCGGAATACCGTTGCAGTTATTCAATGTGCGAAAAGGCTACATTACACAATCATTTTTAAATTGTAGTAGCTCAAACTTAATCTGACAGACACATATTACTCATCGGCTTTCATTTTAACAAAATGCGTGTCCGATGAGCAAAATAAATTCTCCAATTGCTTTTCCTTAACCAACCCCTTTGCATCATTCCAAGTTTGCCATGGTGTCTTCCCATAACAATATTTTCCAGAATGCGCTCTTTCTCGATTGTAAAATTCAAGCCATTGTTCAATATCGTTTTGTATTTCACTCAATTGCGTGTAAATCTTACGTCGAAATAAAATATCATAACATTCTGTTTTCATCGTCTTATGGAATCGCTCACAAATACCGTTAGTTTGTGGGCTGTAGGCTTTGGTCTTGGTGTGTTCAATATCTT